CTGCAAACTTGGAAGACATTAGAAACGTACTTGGCCTTAGCATTGTTGCTGGCTTCCTTACTGGTGGTGCTACTAAGCGGTCAGGGATGGGTGCTTTGGCAGCTCTTAACGGCGCTGTAGAGGGTTTCCGCCAAGGCAGGCAGGATGTTTACAAACGTGAACTTGATGTTTTTACCAAGAATGTAGAGGCCATTAAAGAAAACAATCGGCAAGTGCTAGACCGATTCAACAAAGCTATGAGTCTGTTGCAAACAGATCGCAAAGCAGCAGAAGGCGAGTTAAAAGTTTTAGAAGCTGAGCATCAGAACAGCGTATTTGCTGCGCAAATGCGAGCAGGACAGTTCAAGCAAGCGCAAGAAGCCTTGTTCAAAGCGGTAGAAGGTTCTGATCGTGCCTCGCAAACGCTTTTGCAAATGAAGCAGCAGGCAGAACTTGCCCGTGAACGTATGCAAATGCAACGTGAGTTATCTAACCAAACTAACCAGTTGCGTAGAGATTTAGCAGAAGCTAAACAACAGCAGGGTTCACTTAAACCTGGCGCTGACGTAACTAAGAAGTTTGTGTCTGATAACGTGCTTGTTGCTGACATCAATGATTTGATTGCAGACTTACAAAACCCTGCATTGAAAGAAAAGATACAAAATACAAGACCGCTTGAATGGGCTGCTGAACAAAGCCAAATTCTTAACCAAGCGGTACAGACTGAACGCGATCCTGATGTTCGTCAGTTCATGACAAAAATTATTAGGATGCGAAACAAGTATTACCTTGATCAATCAGGCAAGGCGGTGACTGGGGCTGAAGCATTGCGTAACTATGGTGCAGTGCCGCAACCAGGTGATACGCCAGAAGTTATTGACGAAAAAATGAGGATTATGTCCAAAGGTGTTCAGGACACAATTAACGTATATCGTCAGATGTTTACTGGCTTGCCTGCAATACAAGTTCAGCCTGGTATGAATACAGGCGTTGCTGCCGGTGAAAAAGTAAATCCATACGCAACTGCTACGCCTACAATTGTTCAACAGCCTGCGCAAACTGGGCCGCAAGAAGGTCAACGAGCTACATCAAAGTCTGGCAAACCAATCGTGTTTCGTAATGGGAATTGGGAGTACGAATAATGGCTGCTGTGCCTGAAGATGATCTTCCTAATTCATTGCGTGGCACTTCAGTGCCTAGAGATGATTTGCCAGCGTCAAGCGTTCCTTCACTCGAAGAGCCTGCAAAACCAAAACCTCCATCACTTATGGAGCGTGGCAGGCAGGTAGTTGGTTCTGCATTGACAGGTACAGGTGTTGGATTAGTAGCGCCAGAGCTTGTAACTGCTGCTGGCATGGCTGCTTCTGCATTCCCTCCTACTGCGCCTCTAGGTGTACCGCTTATGGCGGCAGGTCAGGTTATGCGTGGCGGTCGTCTTGCTTCAGGTTTGATGGGTGGTATTAGCGGTGCTGCTGGTGAAGTAGGTGCGCAAGCCACAGAAGCTATGGGTGGTGGAAAGACAGCGCAAGAATTGACTAGGCTTGGCGCAGAGGTTGTTGCGCCAGAGGCTGGGCGTTTTCTTGGCCGTATGGTTGGCCGTATGGCACCTACCGGCTATGTACAAGACGCATCAACTGCTGCTCGATCTGTACTTATGCCAAACGGTTCTGCTGAATCTATTGCAAGACAAGCGGCGGCTCAACGATTGCAAGGTAAGTTGCGTGGAGGTAGAGAAGCCACGGATTTAGGCGCTCAGACTCGCGTATACGATCAGGCAAGGCAAAACATTATTGCCAAGCAACAACAACTGCAAGCAGATTTTCAACGTGCTGAGAGTGAAGCAGGAACGGTGGCTCAGCAAATTATGGGTGCAGCAGAACAGCAAGCCGGACGTTTGCAGAGTCAGTTTGAAGCAGCCATGATGAAGTTAGAAAAAGCCCAGCAAGAAAGGTCTGGCTTGGCTTTGATCAATGCTCGCAATGAAGCAGATCGAATCATGGCAGAGGCTCGCAATCAAGAACCTATGTTGCGTCAGGCAGCGCAGAAACGTGCTGATGATCTCATTAACCAAGGGCAGCAAGAAGCACAACGTATCCTTTCTGAAGCTAACCAGCGTGTTGCAAGATTGCGCGAAGTGGCTGGCCGTGCAAGACAAACAGGTGAGCAGCGTGTAGTGCAGGCGAGAAGTGGTCTTGGCGCTGTAGGTCAACCGGCAAACATTGCCGATATTGGCGCTGAAGCTAGGAACTTAATTGACACGCGCTTGCAAGGCTTGCGCTCACAGAGACAAGCAGCAGCAGATGCAAACATGGGTGGTGCGTTTGCAGAAGCAGAAGCTAGAGAAAAGTCTGGCTCAAGAATCAAACAGACTACAGCATTTCAATCAGGCATTGAATTGATCAATGACATCTTGCGCAATCCTGATACCAAGATGTCTAACGTCAATTTACCGCAGATACGCGATCAGTTAAACCGTGTGAAGAGTGCCATTACCGGCCGCACTGTTGCAGATGATGGCAGTGTGATTGATCGTGAGGTTAGCTTTAGATCATTGGAATATCTGCGTCGATTCCTTGGTGATCGTGCTGCTGGGTTACCTGCTGAAGGCTTTGATGCTATTGGTCAGCAACAAGCTGGCAAACTTAAAGAGATTGTTGAAAACATTCAGCGTGAGTTTGTCCCAGGTTTTGGCAAAGCGTTAGATCAGTACAAGATAGATAGCCAACCTATCAGTCAGTTTAAGAGTAAGTTTGGCAAAGCATTGACTGGTCGTGAAGACTTTGATTTCAGTAAGTTTTCTACTTTTGCATCAGACTTGCCTTCTCAAATCTTCAAGACACGCGATACGGTGGATGAAGCTATTGCACTTGTCGGTGGCAATGCTCAGCAAGTAGAACAACTTGCAAGACAGTTTGTTGCCGATCAAATTCAGCAAAAGAGCGGCAAACAAATTGCAGACTTTGCGTTTGCTAACCGTAGTTGGTTAGAGAGGTTCCCGCAGTTACGCCAGGACATTAATACGTTTGCAAGCAGCCTTGGCACCGCAGAATCTGTTGCAGGACGCAGGCAGAAACTAGCGACTGCTTTGCGTACAGAAATGGGTGGATTGCCAGCAACTGCTCAGGTAAAAGCAACTGGCGTTCAAACAAAGGCTGCTACTGAAGCAGGAAGAATAGAAAAGGCTGGAGAGGGAGAAGCCACTCAAGCTATGGCTGGTGCACAGAAATTAGCGCAAGGAAGGCTGCAAGCAGGAGACACTGAAGCTCAGCGTCTTGCTCTTGACCTTGAAGCACAGCGTAAAGCCAGTGCAGGTGAAGTGGAAAGCCAGCTTGAAGCAATTATGTCTGAGGCTAAAAAACGCGCTAAGGCTGCGATGCCTGAAGCAGTAGCCACGCCAGAGCAAGCGGTGCAGAAAGTATTAGGCACCGACAATCCTGCGCAAGCTATTGAGTCTATGCTGACAGGTTCAAAATCTATTGAAGAAACTCGCAGGCTTGCGTCTTACTTAGGCACTGATCGACGCACCAAGCAAGACTTTTTGAGCGCCCTCGAAATGGCTTTGTCTCGCGTCGCCCCAGAAAAACTCAATGACATATTTGAGCGCAATGTCATACCAGCACTTGAAGGTTCTGCATTGGTGGGCGCTAAAGAGATTGATCAACTGCGCAGACAAGTACAAGTCATTAACCGTGTTGTCGATCCTAATCGTCGTGTTGAGGCGGCAACCCGTTTATTCCGTGCCGTTGCCGCTGGCACTGCGGGTGGTTTGGCAGCGCAGCCTGTTGGTTCATTGTTAGGAGGCTCAAATGCCCCTTAAGCGTGGTAGCAGTCAAAAGACAATTTCAACCAACATCGGTGAGATGGTGCGTGGATTCAAAGAAAGTGGCAAGATTGGCACCAGCCGTCCTGCTAGCAAACGTGCAGCAGTCAAACAAGCTGCGGCTATTGCCTATTCCAAGGCTCGCAAAACGAAGAGAGGTATGCGATGAACTACGATGTCATGATGAAAGCAGAAGGCAACAAAGAGATGAAGCGCCAGGAAGCACAGGCTGCTGAAGCAGGACGTAACGAAGTAGCAGGTTCGCTGGCAGCACAGCGAGCACTAGGACGTATGCCTGCAAAGATGCCTGACCGTCAACCTAAGCGCCGCATGACCCGATGAGGAAAAAGCAGGCAGGTATCAACCCTGCGCTCGAAGAAGCAATCAGCAAGTTGTTGGCAGAAGTCATGGCCGACCCAGCGGCTTCAATGGTTGATAAGACACGGGTTATTGACCGTGCTTTGAAACTAGAAGCCATACGCTTGAAAGCAGACGATGCAGCGTGGGGAAGTGGTTTTATGAATGATGACGAAGAAGAGGCGAATTAAGGTAACATTCGTGAACCTTAAACTAACCCATGAGGCTGAGCATGGATTCAAATCTTCTGTTGAAAGTAGTACGTGTTTCTTTGAAATTGGTGGTGGCTAGGGTATTGACAATCTTGGCATTGTCGATGACTTTTGCGCTGGCTTGCTGGACAATGTGGGGGCCGACTTATGAACGACTCGCTGCGTTGTTGATCTTTGCCATCACGGTGTTTTTACCCTCCTTGATAAAGGAAACAAAGCATGATGACGATGATGAAAGTAGTAAGCAAGCAAGTGACAGTTAAACCCGTTGCTGCTACACCTAAGCAAGTCACCCCTAACTTCCAGCCCAAGTTCACCAATGGCGCCCCCTGCTATGGCACGATGACGGCTGCTGAGCAGTGGGGGACTAAACGTGGCAAGTAATATCGCCTTTCAAGCAACCGGCCCCTCGGTTGTTTTATCGGCAGGCGCTTCAAGCAGTAACGTTGAAGTTACTGTCGATACACCTGCCCAGCAGTTTGCCATTGTCAATACAGGTGAAAATGCTGTAGCCATTGCATTTGGAAGAACTAATGCAGTTACAGCGGCATTCCCGACATCAGGCAATGCGCAAGATGTGCATGTCATACCGGCTGCTACAAGAGTAGTCATTACGGGTATTCAAGCCTCTACAAGCAATACCGTTTATGTTGCAGGCATTGCTTCTGGTAGTACATGCGTGTGTTACATCTGCCCAGGAGAGGGATTGGCATAAATGGAAATCTCAATGTCAGTGGTTGTGCAGGCTTTGATTGGTGCTGCTGCTGGAGCCTTTGGTGCTTATGTGGCGATTCGATCAGACCTTGCAGAACTTAAAGCAAAGGTTGAGCATCTCCATCTGACGGCAGACAAGGCTCACACTCGCATTGATCAGATTCTGAACAAATGAATTGGGCTGATGTTCTTAAAGCGGTTATACCTGTGATCGTTGCATCACTGGCTTGGCTGCTAGGACAGGTTGCTGATTTCTCTACTCGCCTAACCAAGATCGAAGGCTCAATGCCTGCGCTGATTACGAAGGAAGGTGTGCCAACTGATAGCCCTATATCAGCAGAGAAAAGGGCTATACAGAAAGAACAGCTTATGCACCATATCAACGAACTTCAGGTCAAAGTCAGGTTGCTTGAAGAGCGTGAAAAGATGAGCAAGAAATAATGTTTGAGTTGCTGTCAGGTGGCTTACTAGGTTCGATCTTTGGTGGCCTGTTCAGGCTAGCGCCGGAAGTGCTGAAGTTCCTCGATAAAAAGAACGAACGTCAGCACGAACTCAACATGTTCCAATTGCAGACTGATCTTGAGAAACTCAAAGGTCAGTATCGTATGGAGGAAAAGTATGTTGACTACAGTGTTCAGCAACTCGACACCATCAAATCGGCCTTTGAAGAACAGGCTGAAACGGCTAAGGCAGCAGGTAAGTTTGTGGCTGGAATCTCAGCCCTGGTACGTCCAGGAATTACCTGGGCACTATTTGCTATGTACGCAGCAGTCAAGACGGCTTCGCTTATTCTTGCATTTCAAACGGGTGCGCCGTGGGCAGAAGTCTTAGTTAAGACTTGGGATGAAGATGACTTTGGCCTGTTCACCATGGTGCTAACCTTCTGGTTCGTAGGCCGCAGCATAGAGAAGTACAAGTGAATGAAGCGATTGAGCTTGCCACAAACGTACTCATCAAACCCTTTGAAGGCTACGCTAAACGTCTTCCTAATGGTGATTGTTGCGCTTATCCTGACCCCGCTACTGGTGGCGAGCCTTGGACTATTGGTTACGGTTCTACTGGTCGTGATATTAGGCAATACACTGTCTGGACAAAAGAACAAGCTGAAGATGCCCTTCAGAAACATGTCAGGCACTTCTCATCAGGGCTGGTAAAACTATCACCCAGATTACTGCAAGCTACACCTAGACGCTTTGCAGCAGTCATCAGTTGGGCGTATAACTGTGGACTAGGTAATTACCGCATCAGCACCTTTAAGAAGCGTGTAGACGCTGGTAATTGGGAAGATGCAGCCATAGAATGTAGGAAGTGGAATAAAGCAGCCGGTCGCGTACTGCCAGGGCTAACAAGGCGCAGAGAAGCTGAAGCACTGATGATGAGGTGATCATGGCAAACCCAATAGCAAAGACCACCAGAGGCAAAGGCAGGCACTTTCAGTCTGTCTCTGAGGGTGGTGGCATGACAGAGGCCGGCAGGAAGGCTTATAACAGGGCTACAGGCTCCAATCTGCAAGCGCCTGCACCTAACCCTCGAACGCCTAAAGAACGCGCCAGAAAGAAGAGTTTTTGTGCGAGATCAAGATCATGGTCTGGGCCAAGAGGCAAGGCCGCTAGACGACGTTGGAGGTGTTAAATGAAACCAGGTTTGTACGCAAACATTGCAGCCAAGAGAGAACGTATCAAAGCAGGATCGGGTGAGCGTATGCGCAAGCCTGGTGCTCCAGGTGCTCCAACCGCCAAGAATTTTCGAGAAGCGGCAAAGACGGCCAAAAGAAAACCCCGTCGCTAGGACGGGGCAAAGGCTCGTCGTGAGCCAACTTGAGGGGAGGAGCTATCTGCTGGCGCTTGCTCCAAGCGCTAACCTAGTGGCAGATTCACCGGAGACATTAGAGTTCATTCTGCATGAGCGTGATGGCATCGTCAAGCGTGAAGATCACTAGACTCTCTTTGCCATCTGCCCTGCAAATCACGACTGGCATCTTCTCACCTTTGGCTGACACCTTGGCTTGTTCCATCCATTCGTAGAGTGCAATTTTCCTGCGACGCTTGCATTCGATCATAAACGGGCCTAAATCGATGTCTGAGCCACCATCTCTGGCTTGCCCTAGTACACGGCTTACTTTCGTTCCTAATCGATCTGAGAGCGCATTACAGACCTCTCGCTCATAGCTTGCACCTCTGGTCTTGCCTAGCTTGCTCAATCACGTTCTCCTTGCAAGATTTTCCAGGCTTCTTCCCTGACAACATTCTCTACGCTGTAGCCAAAAGCATCAGGGTCGAGTAAGGCTTTGATGAACATTTCTCTTGTCTTGAGTTTGTGATCAGTTCTTGCCAGCATCGCTCGTAACTCTTTGGTAAGTTCATAGAGCGTATCCAGTTTGGCTAGCAACTCTTCACGACTCATTTCATTCATGGTGCACCAACGTTAAACGGATTATTGAAGAACTTGTTTTCTATCGTAATACGGGTCTTCGTAAACTTGATAGGGTTCTTAACAGGTTCCTTCTCTACAGGTTCCCAACTAGCGAAGGTGTAGAACCGTTCTGTTACGCAATCGATCTTTTGTGTTCGCTTCTTGATGTGACCTTTGTAGAGCAGTGCACGAATGACGTACTTAACTGTTGGACTGCCGAGCCTGGTTTGTAGTTGAATGTCCTTGAATGTAGCTTCAGTCTTACGCTTGGAAAGATACTTAAGCACTTTCAAGTGAGATTCTGTCAGTTTTGTCACTGCTGCCCCCTTGATCGTATGGCGGCGGCGCAGTTTCTCGCTTCCCACATCCATGCTCCGTCGTCTTCGTTCTTTTTCTGCACAGCGTCACACACCTTCGCACACGCCTCACGCTCGGCAGCGGCAACAAGGGCAGCGAAGCGTTCAACTTGTTCCCAACTCGCACCCCAAGCGACAAACGGATTTGTTGTGTCAGAAAACCCCGCCTCCCGCGCCATGCGGATGATGTCTTCTCTAGTCACGCCATATCCTCCCTTACTGCTTCATCGTAAGAAATGTACTTACGCTCATCGACTCCCTTCAATGTTTCATAGGTTGTGAACTTGTAACCGCAGGAAACGCATCTTCTCCTGCGAGTCACCCACGTATCTTGCAAGGTGTTGCGGTTGTAATAGCGTCGTGAGTCAAGCACAACGCTATCGTTCAACTGCCCTTGCTCAGCGCACTTAGGGCAGATCATGATCAGAACGGTACATCTTCGTCTGAACGCATGACTTCTCTTGCCGGTGCTGGCATATCACCAGGCTTCCAATTGTTGATCTTGAGGCTAAATAGCTCACCCCAGGTACCACGCTTGACCCAGCCTGCAATCTTGATCTGTTCACCTGCTTTGTAGTCCTGATCGCAAATGATGTAGCCATCCCAGTCGGGTGCTTTCTCATGCTTCTTGTTCTTGACTGGGAAGAAACTACCTTGACCAGGGCCATTCTTGTAGTTACTTGAACTCATGTTATTTCCTTACTAATTGATACTCGGCAAATGATTTGCCATTCCGATTGATGGTGTGAGTCACAATCGTGTGACCCTGCTTTCTCAATTCTTCGACTCTGGCTGCAAGTCTTGTTGAACCAATCTCTGCGTAGGCTTGCAGTTGCGTGAGCGTTCCATGTTTCAAACGCTCAAGCACTGCCTGCGTCTGCGTCAATTTAGAACTTCCAGATCGTCCTCCATCGCATCCAGAGTCACTACCTTTTTTGGGATAAAACCCTCGACCTCATGATCGTGACAGCGCTTCTTCCAACTGATGGCTGCAACCCCGCTAAAGTGATCGAAGGTTTCGTGGTTGACCCGAAAGAGGCTCGCTAACTTAGCGCTTTTCTCCTCATTGCTCATCTTCTTGCTATCAGCAATCTTGCCAATCAAACCAAAGAAGTTGTTCTGCCATTCCATCTCATCCAGGTGCGAGCTGTAAACCTTAGCTTTATCACCTTCAGGAACCATCAGTTTGTATTTACCTTCAATGACCTCAGCAACCTGTGGCACTGGTATATCAACCGGCATATGGATTGGCGCAGCGACAGCCCCAGGAATCGTCTCCACCTCTGTTTCATCAAGCATCCCCAGTCCGCAATGAGCAAGCACTGTGCGTCTAATAGCCTTGGTTGTAGCTTTCATCAAGGCATTGGCAAGCTTTTCTCCTGAGAGTCCACCGATGTCCACAGCGCCTTGATTCTCTGTAATTCTTCCATCCTTTCCAGTGACTCTTGCAGAAACGATATAGATTGTTTCAACTCGCTCTCGATTAGTGAGCGTAACGGACAGTCCGTGCACACTCGATAACTGTTGCGTGGCACTAGCGTTTGCGTACAGGACTTTCTTTCCGTTAAGCAAGAGCACATCAAAAGGTTTTGCACTTGGGTCAAGACCGACTGTTGAACAACGATAGTTGTAGTAGCTAACGAGTTGGTTTTGATCAAGAGCACTTAAGTCTCCCTTGGTAACGATTGATTCAATGACCTTGACATCGAGTTTGTTTGGATCAACTAAATTGCTCATCCCAGTTCCCTCCGATTTGTATGACATCTGGTTTCGTTTCAAAGCCCCAGGAACCGTCTTTAAGCGTCACAATGCAAGCCTGTGGGTTTAAGGCTTCCAGCATCATCCAAGCCCGTTTCATGGCGATGCAGTAGCTTGCAAACTCAAGTGCAGTCTCTGGCTTCTCACAGCAAGACAACAGGCGCACGATGTCACTGTCTGCAAAGCCTGCTTCTTTCATATGTTTGAATGCTTCTAAGAAGTTCATTTGATTAGAAACCTCCTGCTTCCAGGTTGTTCATAGGTATAGCGTTCATAGACTTCAGGCATTTCTGCTTGCAAGAGCTTTGGGTCAAAGCGTTTGGCAGACTTGGCACTATTCCAGGTTGCAAGCACTTTCCCATCGAATGTGATGAGTGAGCCTGCTTCTTTCATGTGCCCTTGGATAAAGCCTTGTAGCTTTTCCTCGGCTTCTTCGTACTGTTTGATGTTTGCCTTAATCGCTTTCAGTTGCTGGCAGGCTTGTTCTAACTGAGCGTTGGCTAGAACCCCAGCCGTAGTGGATATGGGGTAGAGTTTCTTTGCCGCATCCACTGTAGTCGCGCTTGGAGGCTGTTTGGTCTGTACTGAGGCCCATAGCTCAGCTTCCAGTTGTATGAGCGAGTCTTTCTCAGCGTCTGATACTTCTTTGTCGATAAGCACCAGTTCTTGTCCCCCAAAGAGCACCGCAAGTACGACGCGCTGTACCCGATGTACCGTAGCTTCATGAACACATTGCGCTCTGTCGGGCGCAGGCATAAGTAGATTCTCTGCATCGTATTGGTTCCTCTTGCTTTGGTTGTAGTTCTTGACCTCGACTAAGGTTGTGCCATCAGCAGAGATGAAGTCAAAGTGAGATGCCATCCATTTGTGCTCAGGGTGGAATAGCTCATAGTCGGCTTCCTTGAGTTCCATCTTGAGCCTTGCACCAGCCTCACGGCCAATGACATCTTGCAGCTTCAAGCCCCACTGGACTGCTTCTATGTGGCTTATGTCCTCACGTTCTGTCTGGCCGATCTTCTCCAGGTAAACATCAGCAGCACGACCATCGGCTATCTTTCTGGCATCTGTGGCCCAGATAGCTTTCCTGCGTGACTCAGTGTCAAAGCTAGTCATACTGCCTCCTAATGACAACGTAAGATTTCAACATCAGGGCCAACCATGCAGGTT